TTAGGCGTTCTGGATGCAGGCAATGCCGGGCAGCTCTTTGCCTTCCAGATATTCCAGGCTTGCGCCGCCGCCGGTGCTGATATGGGTCATCTGATCGCCCAGGCCCATCTGCTGCACGGCTGCTGCACTGTCGCCGCCGCCGATCACGGTGGTGGCATCGCTTTCTGCCATGGCCTTGGCCACAGCCAGCGTGCCTGCTGCCAGCGTGGGATTTTCAAACACGCCCATGGGGCCGTTCCACACAACGGTTTTAGAGGCGCTCACGGCGTCGGCAAACAGCTTCATGCTTTCGGGGCCGATATCGCAGCCTTCCATATCGGCAGGGATAGCAGTCACCGGCACGATCTTGGTTTCAACGGGAGCGTCGATGGGGTCAGGGAAAGCGGTCACGCAGGCGGTATCCACCGGCAGCAGCAGCTTTACGCCCTTGGCCTTGGCCTTTTCCAGCATTTCGCGGCAGTAGTCCAGCTTGCTGTCATCGCACAGGCTCTTGCCCACCTCATAGCCCTGTGCCTTTACAAAGGTATAGGCCATGCCGCCGCCAATGATCAGCGTGTCGACCTTTTCCAGCAGGTTGGAGATCACATTCAGCTTGTCGGCAACCTTGGCACCGCCCAGAATAGCGGTGAAGGGGCGAACGGGATCGTTTACGGCATTGCCCAGATAGCGGATCTCTTTTTCCATCAGATAGCCCACAGCGGTGTCCTGAATATACTGGGTCACACCCACGGTGGAGCAGTGGGCGCGGTGGCAGCTGCCGAAGGCATCGTCCACATAGGCATCGGCCAGGCTGGCCAGATCCTTGCTGAAAGCATCCAGGTTCTTGGTTTCCTCGGCGCGGAAACGGGTGTTCTGCAGCAGCACAACATCGCCATTCTGCATGGCGGCCACTGCGGCCTTGGCGTTTTCGCCCACCACGGTGTCGTCATCGGCAAACACCACGGGCTTGCCCAGCTTTGCGGCCAAAGCCTCGGCCACAGGGGCCAGACTGAACTTTGCCTCGGGGCCGTTTTTAGGCTTGCCGAGATGGCTGCACAGAATCACCTTTGCACCGTCATTCAGCAGCTTCTGAATGGTGGGCAGAGCGGCATTGATGCGGTTTTCGTTGGTGATCTTACCGTCCTTCATGGGAACATTGAAATCACAGCGAACCAAAACCTTTTTGCCTGCGTAGTTGGAATCGTCGATCGTTTTTTTACCTAAAGCCATTGCGCATACGCTCCTTTTATTACATTATAGAAGATGACGCACACAAAATGCGGCGCGTTTGCTCCGTGTATAGTTTTATTATAGACCTCGCGCGGATATTTCGCAAGAGCGTTTTTGACATTTATTTAACAAAATAGAGGAATTGCGCAAATCGGAAAAAATCAAGATTTATGCTTGACATTTGCGCCAAGGTTCTTATATAATAAATTACACTGTGCAGGGAAATGCACATTTGCCTGAATGCTACTGTGGCTCAGTTGGTAGAGCAGCTGATTCGTAATCAGCAGGTCGCCGGTTCAAGTCCGGCCAGTAGCTCCAAAGAAAAGCCGCCAAATCGTTGCAAAACGGTTTGGCGGCTTTTTTGCGTTTGCGGAACAGAGTAGATGAAAGAGTAGGAAATAATGATTTTTTTCAAGAAAAATCAAAAAGAATCACATAGAATCTGTAACTTCCTTCAAATCGCGTAACTCTTGATGAGTATATAATTTCGACATTTCATCCGAAGCGTGGCCGATCAAAGCCATTTTGGCACGCTCTGTGCCAGCGGCGTGATCCATCAAGCTGCGGGCGGTATGCCGGCAGCAGTGCGGGGTGAGATAGCGGCCATCAGGTGCGGGGTGTGCGCTGGTGGGGATGCCCAAAGATTCTAAGGTGAAATTAAATGCATCTCGCCATTGATCATAGCTCATTTTATCGCCATGCTCATTGCGCCAAACGGGCCCTTCGGTGCGGCCGTCTATAGCGGCGGTAACATAGGACATGATTTTGGGGCTGATAGTCATGGCGCGGTTTTTACCGGCTGCGGTTTTTGCGCCGGCAATAAAATAGTTGCCGTCGATATGATAGTTGGCACAATCCAAATTGCAAAACTCGCTGGGACGGTAGCCTAAATAGCAGTTGCTGTAAATGTACTCGGCATAAGGCACTTGGCCGATTGCCTTTTGCAGGGCCTGCAACTCTTCTGTGGAAAAGCGCACCTTTGCTTTGCCGCTTTCGCCGCTACAGAAAAGATAATTAGCTAAATTGGTATCGTCTTTTGTGACCCGGCGGGGAATGGCGTACTTGTACATCAGGCTTGCGATATTTTTCATGAGCTGGCGGGTGCGCTTTCCGTGGGGGCAATCGTCCAGCGCTTCCTGCAGATCATCAATGCCGATATCGGCGAAAGGCACATCGTGCAGGTCTGAAAAGTAAGCGTAGGCGCTGATGTATCCGTTTAGGGTCTTTTCCTTGCGGCCCCGGCGGGTGTAATCCGTTTTCCAACCATCAAAAATTTGCTGCATAGTAGGATTGTCCGGCTTATCCTGGTGAGGGGGCTGCAAAAGGGGCAATGCCTCCAATGCAGCTTTTTTACTGTCAAAGCCGTGCTTGCGCACATAGATCATATGTGCTTTACCGGTTTTGTGATTTACGGCCACACCGAAAGAACGCTGTGCCACCCACTTGCCGTTTGCCTCGCGAAAGGCGCTGCCTTCTCCCTTACCGCGAATGCGGCCTTTGCGCAGTGTGACACTTGGAGGAAGCTCGGAGCCGCAATGAGGGCAAAATGACCAGGTAGAAGCTGTTTTCTTTTTGCATTTAGGGCACGGCATGATATCGCACCTCACTCTCGACCTATTATTTTTTCAATCGTTTTTCTTGCTCTTTGGCAAGTTGGTGGATGCTCTTTTCCGGCGTGGGAAGATCTTCCGGCATGGTGCCGCCCAGATCTTGGATGGTCTGGCGAACTTTAGCGCCTACTTCGTAGTGGGTGCGGTTGGCCTGCGCTTTACCCTGGATATTTTCCCGGCGCAGCTTTTCGTCGGTCTGGGTGGCACGGAAGAGATTGGCTGCAAGCTCGGTGCTGCCCATGTGGTCTAAAATATCCTGGCTTTTCTTTAAGCCCTTGCGGGCTTTGATATCCTGCGCTTTCAGGCCGCCGTACAGCCCCATATAGCCGTAGTTCTGAAAAACGGCATATTCCTGAGGCGTTTCTACTCCGGCCTGCTGGGCGGCAGCGGCCAAAGACTTATTATGTTCTTTGATCTCGCTGCGAATGGCAAGGCGCTTTTGATCTTCGGTAAGCTGGGCGTAATCTTCGGCAAGTTCCTGCTGGCGGGTTTTAACGGCAAAATAGGTTTGTCCGGCGGCGATGACCTCCTTGCGCGGGTCGCCGTTCATCACAATCAGATAGCAGGCGTAGCGGGAAAGCATATAGCTGGGAAAACCGCGTTCTGCGCCAGAACCGATGGAAACCATCTCGGTGGCGTCACCGAAATGGTCGGAAATATTATAGCCGCTGTTTTTGCAAGCATCCATAGCTTTGAAAATACTTTGCTCAAAGTTGCGAAAATCCTTATATTCGAGAGCTTTTGCCAGTTCCCGCGCGTACCAAAATTCCTGCCCGTATTCGTTGATGTGCTTGATAGATTCAAAAACAGAATCTGTATATTTTTCTATCTCTGACATTGGGATAACCTTTCTTTTAAGCCTACTTACACTGCGGCGGGGCGTTTTGTATAAAAAACAATGAGGAAATTAACCGCCGCAGCGTTTACAGGCTGTGTATCCATAAGCAATGGCATCTTCGCGTGAAATGGCAATGGCCCCATCCATATTGCTGCAAGTGGGATAAGCGTGATATTTTTTACCCTTGCCGCTGCTGGCAATGTAAACAGTATCGCCCTGTGTATTGCCTTGCACAACAACAGGAGCTTGCTGTGCGGATTCGGTTCCACCAGCATTGCCGGTGCCATTACCAGAAGAGTTGCCAGCCGCTGATTGATCGGCAGTGGGAACCTCAGCCGGCGTCGGGGAAGCAGTCGGCGAAGGAGTAGGTGTTGCGGTTGGTTCCAGTGTGGGTGTTGGGGTGGGCTCCGGCGTTGCAGTCGGTTCTGGAGTGGGCGTAGGGCTGGGAGATGCTGCGGGCGTTTCGGTGGGTTCGGGGGTGACTTCGACGGCAGCAGTGGGCTCCGGTGTAGGCTGAGGCGCTGGTTCCGCCGAACCGCCAAGCTTACAGGTCCCGGCAATCATAACTACCCAGCATACAGCAAGGATCGCAATGCGGGGCTTTTTGGAAAGGGGGAGATTTTTCGCTTTCCAAAACCATATGCTAAAAATAATAGGAATAAATAGAATTTGTAAAACGAGGATCCACGAAATACCAATCGTGCATAGAAGTGCCAGCCAAATTACAGCCAACATGGCTGCGCGCAGAGGCTTGCTGAAATTAAACTTTTCCGTTTTCCAAAATAAAATACTCAACGCGATTGGCCAAAAGAGCAAGGCTAAAATACTAAGCAGGCAGCCATTTCCACCGTTGCCCGGTGTGGGCGGTGGTGTGCTGCCGTCTGAAAAAGCATCGTTATCGGCAGAGCTATTGTCGCCAGAGGAAGATTGGTTGAAGGTTTTAGAGTAAGAAAGCCCTGTGCCAGGCAAACCAACGCTGGCGGTGCTTCGGCCTGCGGAATTTGTTGTATAATGCGCACCGCGGGTGCCGAAAGAAATACTGGTACTTTTTTTATTCAAATTAAGCTTTACACCGGGCGCAATTTTTACGCTTTTGCGAAAACGCAATCCCATAAAAAACATCCTTTCTCTTGCAATTTTGCAAAAATTAAAACACTTTTCTGCATTCAACGACCAACCCAACAACCCGGACGGAGATATTTTTTAAATCATATACCTGCGGCTGATGCTCTGGGTTGAAACTTTTGGGGGTCAAAATAATCAGATTGCCCTCTCGGCGGAAATATTTTACAGTGGCTTCGTCGCCGTTGACGATCACCACAGCTGGCTGCCCGTTTTCTACCTCTGGCTGCTCGCGTACAAGGATCTGATCGCCATCTGCCATGCCGGCAGCATTCATGCTGTCGCCACTCACGCGCAGCCAAAAATATTTGGCACCGTCGTTTTGCATGATAGGAATATAGCCTTCGATATTTTCCTCGGCATACATGGGCAGCCCGGCGCGCACTGTGCCCAGCAATGGAGCGGTATTTTGCGGATTGAACGGTGTGGCTTCGGCCGGGAGCAAGGCAGGGGGAGAGGAAGGAGCAGTCCTTGACATTGGAACATCGTAACCCATCAACCATGCCTCATTGACATTTAATGCAATTCCTAAGATTGACAACTTTTCTTGTCCCGGCTCAACTTTACCAGATACATATTGGCTTAGATCCGATTTTGATAATTTGACACCATATTTATTGCATATAGGTGAAGCCAAGCGCAAAACATCTACTTGTTTTAAATTTTTAGAACGAAGGATTTCCTTTAAGCGCTCAGATGTAGACGATTTTTTCATACAACACCTCCAGTATGGTTAATTGTAACACATACACAACAGAAGTTCAAGAATGTTGCACAAAAAGTTAAAAAAAATTGAATTTCCAATTGACAGATAGGCGTGGGGGTGGTATTATGCAATTAGTTCAACAGTATTGAACTGTTTTGGCGCATTAGGAGGTGATGAATAATGCCGTATGATTATAATAAACTGCTTGGCCGTATAGTCGAAAAGTGCGGAACTCAAGCCGAATTTTCTCGCCGAATGCATTTGTCAGAGCGTTCAATATCGCTGAAACTGAATGGCATTCGTAGCTGGAAACAATCAGAAATTTCGTTGGCGTGTGAGGTGCTCAATATTCCTGTTCACGAAATTCCAATCTATTTTTTTTCATTATAAAGTTCAATGCAGCTGAACAATCTGGCCAAAGAAAGGAGAATGAAAACCATGAATAAGGTGCAAGCCTGGCTAACAAAAAAGAGTTCTCAGCGTTTCGGCAATACAAAAGTAATGGTCGGCCAGAACGCCGAGTACAAAAGAAATCAGGCTAATGGCCACATTGGCTGCAGAAAACCAGTTGTTTATGCGATTCTGTTTTTCCTGACGGGCATCCTTTTTCATGCCGTCTTCATAGGTCGATAAGGCCATGCGCCCGGCGGGGGTAATGGACCATTGGTTGTCATAGCATTGCACAATACCGAAATCAGTGGTCGTATTTACTCCGGTAGGCTCGATCCAGCCAAGATCCACCAGGTCATAGTATACCTGCGGCGGGTCTTCAGATGTTTGCGGGCCGGACAAAAAAAGCTGAAGCGCCTGGTAATATTGAACGGGCATAGACATAAAAAGCACATCCTTTCTTCCTACCAGCATAACACGCCCGGCGGGAAGATACAAACAAGAAAGAAAGGAGCAGCGGCATGAGCGATTGGGCATACAGTCCGCAAGAGGCTGGCAAATTGCTGGGATGGGATGCACTCTACATACGCTATTGTGCGCGAAACTGCCCGGAAATGTTGCCGTTTCCGGTAATCGTGCACGGTAGCAGAACTCAGGTGCCAAAGGGGCCGCTAAACAAGTGGCTGAAAGAAATGCGGGGAGAGTGATGTTATGACATTACTGCTGGCGCGTGAGCGGGTTCGATTCCCGCCGGCGGCACTATATTGCATTTGAGAGAGGAGCAAAATAGTGGCAAAAGCGTATTACAAAATCCTGCAGCTGCGCGAGAAGTTTGTGAAAGAGAGATTTCTTTCGTACCGCGAGCTGCTGCGGGAAGGATTTGACTTTGACCTGAGCAAGTATACAGCCGTTGGAAGCGGCTATGTGAACCAGAGGGACACCGTGGAGAGCACGCTGGAAAAGATCTACTGCTTACTGAACCAACGCGAAAAGCCCGCGAATTATTGTGGGCACAGCTTGTCGGTGAGCGATGTGGTGTATATCCGGCAGGGCGGCGAAGGCGGGCTGCATTATGTGGATGCGATTGGTTTCCGCAAGCTGGAGGATGAGCAGAAAGGAGCAAGGTATGAAAATGCTGATTGATGGGCTTTTGAAGCTGGAATGTGCGCTGCTGGGCGGCGCTTTGATGGCTGTTTGGGCGCTGCCTGCCGCATGGGCCCAGCGCAGCGGCAACATGATGGCCTTCGGCGGAGAGTGGATCCTGATCGTATTGGGGGCTGCCGTCGGCTGGCATGTGTGGGAGAGCCGGAGCGCAGCGGCAGAAAGGAGCGGCGTATGACGGACATTGAGTATCTGATCCATGCATTGCGCTGCAGCAACACGCCGCTCGGCAATGGCCGCCCGGAACCAGATTGCTGTAACTGCTGGTACGGCGTGCTGGATCTGATTCCGGAGGGATTTCCGATGAAGCCGGAGGTGGAGATCGACGGGCGCGGATATCGGAAAGGAACGAAGAAACATGAATGAAAACAAGAAGGTAAAAATTGAGATCAATGCGGACTTTGATGCCGAAAAAATAGATGTAACAGCAGAAGGCTGCCGTATTGATGCTGTTCACGTTATGACAACGGTCCTTGCTGCCATGACGGTAAGGGCAGTACACAAGGAAGATGTACGGAGATTGCGGGAAATAATCTGCCTTCGATTGCTGGAAGCTCCTGTGGAAAATCCTAACATACGGCACTCAACGGTGAACTTGACCAAGCTGGAGCAAGCCCTGCTGGCCTTGCAGGATGAGGAATAACGGAGGCACATCATGCAAGAGATCTACATCACCATAACAAAAACAGCCGCCCCGGCTGGCACCGGGAACGGCTGCAAAAATACCAGCACTCGACAAAATGTTGGCACCCCTATTGTACGGCGCAAAAAGCGCCGTGTCAACCTGCGGCCCATGACGGCAGCGCTGCTCATGCTGCTGCTCAATGCGCTGATCTGGGTGCCCACCGCCTATTATGAGCGCGGCTATTGGGCAATCGGCAGCGAATGGCTGCTGACGGCAGCTATGGGGGCTGCTGCCTATTGGATCTTTAATTTTTGAGGAGGCACATATGGAAGAAAAAGCAAAACTGACACCGTTTTACCCGGCGGCACAGCCTGCGCTGCCCGGCGAAGTGATGGTGGTGGCCGAGCAGGTGAACGAGCAAGGCGCTAAGCTGCGTCTTATGCCCAAGCCCGCAGCCATGAGTACGGCGTTGAGCATGGCCAGTGCCGGGCGCTGGAAAACCAGCCGCTATGCGGTTGGCCGGGCGCTGTATTGTAAACTGAGCCTGTATGACGAGACTCTTGGGCTGTGGATCGACCGCGACGCACCGGACGGTGGGCAATATCGCAACGCCTACAGCAACGCCCTGCAGGCCGAAGAGGCGGGTAGCTTGTATGCTGCCATGCGCAGCTTTGGCTTTTGGGGGGATGTGGCTGCCGTGCCCGGCATGGTGCTGAGTGCCAATCAGGTACATATCCAGCCGGTAATGCAGGGGCAGCGTGTGACCGGCTATTGTCTGGCCGGGCGGTTGACTGTGGCCGATCTGCAGCGCAGCGAGCGCGGCGAGATCACCGGCGTTACCCTGCGCGATGCCAACGGAGGTGTGATCCAATGGACAAGCCCCTTGCGGTGATAGACTGCACATGGAGCAGGGCGCACGGTTATGTGCTGGGCCCGGCGGGCGAGTTTAACAGTGCTGTGCTGCTGGCGCAGCTGCAGGACGCCGAAAAGCGCACGGGTAAGCCGGTGCCGCTGCGCATCAGCTTTGGGCGCCCGGCCCGGCGGCGCAGCGGCCAGCAAAATAATCTGATGTGGGCGCTCATCGGCGTGCTGGCCGAGCATATCGGCGGCCGGCTGCCCACCCCCGAGGAGCGTATGGCGCTGTACTGTGATCTGTTGGCCGAGTATGGCAGCGAGGTTGTGTATCTGCAGGCCCCGGCGGGGGCGGAAAACGCGCTGCGCAGGGCTTACCGTGCGGTAAAGGCCATTGAGCACCGGCCCGATGGCCGGGTGGAATATATGGCGGTGCTGGGCTCCAGCACCTTCACCACCCGCGAAATGCATGATTTTTTGGAGCATATCTTTGACCGCATGGCCGAGGAAGGCGTGGAGGATCCGCGCATGCCCGGCTGGCGGCAGGATTGGCTGCGCCTCACATAAGGAGATCACTATGGCGAAAAATGGATTTGGCAAGGCAGGCCGTGCCGATAAGGCCATGCAGGGCCGCTGGCAGGCAAACAATGCCCGGCGGCTGGAAAAGATGCAGCAAAAAGCGCAGAGCCGGAAAGAAAGCAAGGAAACAAGCAAAAGGTAAGGGGGCGCATTATGTCAAGAGCGAAAGGTATTTTACAAACCCGGCGGGAATGCTACCTGTGCCGGGAATGGCGGGGCTGCCGGAATGATCAAAATCTGGAACTGCACCACATCTTCCCCGGCTCCCGGCGGGCGATGAGCGATAAGACCGGGTGTGTGGTGTACCTGTGCCGGGATCACCATCAGGGCAACCATGGCGCACATCACAGCCCCATGACGGCGCACTACCTCATGTGGCACGCGCAGGATGCATACGAAAAGCGCTATGGCCATGAGGACTTTATGGCCAAGTTTGGCAAAAATTATAAAGCAACAAAAACCCGGGATCTGAATGAGGAGGAATACGAATAATGATGAATGTTGTTGTGCTGGTGGGCCGTCTGGTGGCGGACCCTCAGCTGCGCCAAACCCAGCAGGGCACGGCCGTGGCCAGCTTCCGCGTGGCGGTGGATCGCAGCTTTGCCGGGCCTAATGGCCAGCGCCAGGCGGATTTTATTGACTGTGTAGCCTGGCGGCAGAGTGCGGAATTCGCGGCAAAATATTTCCAGAAGGGCAGCCCCATCGCTGTGCAGGGCAGTTTGCAAACCCGGCAGTATCAGGACAAAAACGGCAACAACCGCACGGCGGTAGAGGTGGTGGCCGGGCAGATCAGCTTTGTGCCTGCCCCGGCGGGCTGGCGGCAGGGCGCTGCGCCGAATGCAGCCCCGGGTGCTGCGCAGACAGCAGCACAGCCGGTATTTGCCCCGGCAGCCGGGGAGCCGACCGTGTATCAGCAGCAGGCCATGCCCGGAGCAGGGCAGAGCCATCAGGCACGGGCCGGATATGCAGCCCCGGCGGGCGGCGGCTGGGCACAGGGCGCAGACAGCGACTTTGCCCCCATCACTGATGATGGCGATCTGCCGTTTTAAACTTATCAACACTTTTCCCGGAAAAGTGGAAATGTGAGGAATATCACGATACCGTAAACAAACAAAAAGAGAATAGGTGATAAAGATGCCTCGTGAGTATTTTTGCGCCTCTCACGACATGCTCTTAAAGCTCAAAAGCCTCTCCGACTCTGAATTCGGGCGACTAATGCGTGCTACGCTGCAGTACAGCTGCAACGGACAGACGCCTCCACCGTCTTACCTCAAGGGGAAAGAGGCTTCACACTTTGACGGCATGATGGTAGAGGTTGATAAACAGGTGCGGGCTTATGAAGCCAAGTGCCGGCAAAACTCCGAAAATCAGCGCCGCCGCTGGCAAAAACAGCGGGCGGAAGACAAGGAGCAGAGTGTACACGAATCATACGACCGTATACAATCGTATACGACCGTAACCAATAATAAATATAAAAATAATACCCCCCTTACCCCCCAAGGGGCAGAGGCGGCGGAGGCTATGTATAACCCGGGCGTGGCGCAGGTAGCCCAATGCTGGCAGCAGAACATGGGTGTGCTAAGCCCAGCGCTGGGCGAGCAGATCGCTGCCTGGGTGCAGATGGCCGAGCCGGGCATGGTGTGCGCGGTGATCCGCTACGCTGTGCTGGCTGGCAAACGGGACGGCCGGTATATCGACAGCATTATTCGCAACGCAGTGAACCGGAATGTGACCACGCTGGCAGCCTGGAATGCGGAGCAGATGGAACGCCAGCAGCAAAATACCCCCAATGATACAAAAACTACAACAGAGGTGAAACGAAAATGGCTGCGATAGTAGACATGGAAAGCAGTGCAATCGGTGCTGCGCTGCTGAATGCCGAAGCGGCGGCACTGGTGTTTGGTGATCTGCACCAAACGGATTTTGAAAACGGCGCCCTGGGCGACTTGTTTGCTCAGCTGCAAAGCCTGTGGCAGCAGCACGGCAAGCTGGATGCCGCCCTTGCCAGCACGGTGCCCGGCAAGAAGCTGGCTCTGCAATGCGCGGAAAGCACCCCCAGCATCAGCAAAAGCAATGTAGGTATCTGGGTGCGAACCATCAGCGAGCGTGCAGCGGCCCGGCGGGCCCAGAGCATTGCCCTTGCCATGGCTTCGGGCGATTCCACGCTGGAGGAGCTGCAGGTGCAGGGAGCAGAGCTGATGCAGGTGCTGTCCGGCAAGAATCAAGCAGAATGGACGAACCTTGGCGATGCGTTTGTGGATTTCTACACCCGCCAGCGCGGCGAAAAGCCTGTGTACATCAAGTGCGGGTATCCCACACTGGACAAGTATACTTATTTAGAGCCGGGGGACATGGTGATCATCGGTGCCCGCCCAAGTGACGGCAAAACCATGAGCAGCCTGAATCTGGCCATCGGCTGGGCGCAGCATGGCTACAAGGTGGCCTACTTCAGCTTGGAGACCAGCGGGCGCAAGCTGTTTGACCGATTGCTGGCCAGCTGGGCGTATCTGCCGCTGGGAGAGATCAAGCGCGGCGAGGTGCCCACCGATGATGCCGAGCTTATGCAGGATTGCCACAGCTTTTGCCAGCTGCCCATCATGCTGTGCGATGCTGCCGGTCGAACGGTAAGCTGGATGAGGGCGCAGGCCGCCAGAGTGGGGGCGCAGATCGCGGTGGTGGATTATCTGCAGATCGTGGACGGGCCCGGGAAGAGTCCATACGAAACCGTGACCGGAGTGAGCAAGGCGCTGCATACCTGGGCGCAGGCCGATAAGGTGATGGTGGTAGCGCTCAGTCAGCTGAGCCGCAACGGCGCGGGCAACCCGAAGCTGACCGACCTGCGCGAGAGCGGCCAGGTAGAGCAGGATGCCGACCTGATCCTGCTTTTAAGCCGCAAGGTGGATGCGGATACCGGGGAAACCGATGATTATATCTGGGACATTGCGAAGAATAAGGAAGGCCAGACCGGGGCCATCCACATGAGTTGGGATGGCGAGCACCAGCGTGTGCGGGAGATTGCCATTGAGCTCGGCGGGGCAGGGTGATGCAGATGAACTACAGCGAGAAAAAAGTATGGTTGAACCGGTATATAGTGGCGGCTAAGCGGGAAAAGCTGCTGCAGGATGAACTGACGGTGGTGCGTAATCGTGCGGAGGGCGGTGGAAAGGCGGTTGACGGCGTGCCTGGCGGCACCTCGGATGGCCAGAGCCTGCCCCGGGCGGTGGAGAGCATCCAGCGTGCTGAGATGGAGCTGAAGTGCCAGCAAAATGTGTGCAGCGCGATCCGGCGCGAGGTGGTGGCTGCTATTGGCACGGTGCCGGATGATCAAGACCAAGCAATTTTGCGGTGGCGGTATCTGCAGAATATGCAATGGGGCGAGATTGCCGCTATACTGCCCATGGATGAGCGCTGGGTGCGGCGGCGTGCCCGGCGGGCCGTGGAACGGATGACGATGGAATAAACAAACGCCCGACGGGAAGCAGCAGGCTGCACTGCTGTCGGGCGACGAGAAACTGGAGATAGGCTAACAAGTGACAATATTTTAAGGACGGGCCTATATATACTAAAACTGAATAGGTAGGAACGAATCATGTGCAAAGCGGGGGCGAAGCGGCAGAATGACAGCTTTTTGTGAAAAAACAGGCCATTTTATTCTCTTTTTTGCACAAAATATTGTTTTTTGTGCGCTTTTGTGCGGTTTCGCTATAGCTATTTTTAGCAAATTTGCTATAATGAAAATAAAAGAACACCCAAAATGTATAGTTTTCTTGCCTATATGCAGGAAAAGCATTTGTAAAACAGTGAAAGGAAGTGATAAAGTGTATACAGCTATGAATATAGCGGCTGAGGTGGTTCGACAATACCAAGAACATAAGCAGCCTATCACAAACCTGAAACTTCAAAAGGTTTTATACTATGTGCAGATGAACGCATTACAAAAAGACGGCTGTGCACTTTTTGAGGAAGATTTTCAAGCATGGCGTCATGGCCCCGTTTTGCCGGGAATCTATGAAGCGTTTCGAAAGTATATATCCGGCAATATCGACTACAAGGATCCTGTTTTAACCCAAAACGAAGTAGCTGTTGATCCTGAATGTGAGAATCGGATCAATGAAATTGTTGTGAGAACATTGAATCTGAGCGCATGGGACATGGTTTATAAAACTCATGAAACAAAGCCATGGAAAGATACCTATATTCCTGATGCGAACCGCTTGATCTCTAAAGACCGCATTCGCATGGACGGTGAGGTGAATCTTTCTTGAGCAATGGATACATAGATGATAACGGAACCTATCTGAGCAACCTGATTAAAGAAATTATCCGCTCAGGTGAAGAAAACTGGCGTTCTTCCGATTCAGAGGCAGTCAAGGGCTTTGCTTCATGCTTCATGAAGTACTACGCAGACGGCAACTACAATATGTACAGTGCCTCTTATAGGTGGCTGCTGGATGCAGAAGACGGAACCGATGAATATTTAGGGCATCGTCTTGGCCTGATCGAGGAATATCTGAAAAGTGTAGAAGATCCGTCTGATAGGGTTTTGGAAAAGTTCATTAAGCTGCGCGATTATATCACATTGGAAGCTGCACGATCAGAGCGCTATAAAAGTATGAGGGAACTATCAGATCGTGCAGAAAAGAAACTTTCTGAAATTGAAGAAATCGCTCAAAAGGCAGAAGAAGAGCGAAAAGATTCTGCCGGGCAGACAATCACAGTTTTGAGCATTTTTACGGGTATTGCCATGGCATTTTTTGGTGGATTTTCCCTGCTGGGCAGTGCTTTTGACAATATCGAACATGGGCTGTCAGCGGCGGCTGTGATGGCGATACTGGTAGGGATTGTGTTGTTTAATACGGTATTCTCCTTTATTTATTTTGCGAGCAGGATATCGGGACACAGAATCTCGAATTGCAAGGCCGAAACCTGCGATGAATGTACAAAAATATGTTACGATGAAAATCAAATTTTTTTTATAAGAGGACTTAGAAAGCATAACACAAAATATCCGTACATTGTGAATGTAAACATCTTGCTTGTTGCTTTGCTGGTCGTGTTTCTTGTACGTTACACCGTATGGGGGTAAAATATCAAAAAATATACAAAATTGCCCGGCGGGAAATCAGATTCCTGCCGGGCAATCTGGGTTATTGGGCGGGTGTATGATCATCGTTGTAAAAATCATTCAGTGTGCAGCCCAGTGCCTGACACACGGCCCAGGCGGTGGAAATGCGGCAGTCGCCGCGGGCTTCAATATCTTCCAGCGTGCGGCGAGAGATGCCGGAAAGTTCTGATAGAGCTTTAATCGACAGCCCGCGCTGGGTGCGCAGTGTTTTTAGATTAAGCATCTTCATTGCCCCCATTCAGCACGGCGCAAGCGATGGTAAGCACCACCGAAAGCGCCCCCAGAGCACAGCACAGGAAGAAAAGCAGATCATAGCTTTTCTTTTGGATGGAGCGGGTCAGGGCAAGAACCAGCGCAGTATACAGGCAAAAGTTTTTGGAAAACGCTTTGAAAATTTGATGCATCATATTGCAATACTCCTTTTTTGGAATTATAATAGGGGCAAGCCCTCAGGGGGGAAAGTTCCGCCCCGTCGGGTTTGTTTTTAGCCTTTGAAGATATCCAGAACAATTTTTACGATTGCGGCGATTCCGGCCAGAATGTCAACAACCGTTTTGATTGTTTCGAGTTTCTTCAGGGGCTTTTTATTTTGCTTGCCCATCTGGTTTTGTCCTCCTTTCTGTTTATATTATACCACGCAAATGCGTGGTAGTCAAGCCTGAAATTGAGAATTTAATCGAAAAAGCGAAGAAATTCAAAAAGCTCTGGTAGGGCAACACGCCCGCCAAAGCCCGTTTTCAATGTGCTATAATGGTATTGTCGAAAAGCACAGGGCAAGGGCTTTTCGGCCGGACATGAGAGCACCATTTTATTTTGATCCTTTCTCTTACCACCCATACGGAGCCAGCAGGCGGGCAGCTTGTCGTGGGTATATGGTTCCAGCCCTCCGGCTGCAATGCCGGACCTATGCCGTTTTAGCTCAGCTGGAAGAGTAGGAGGCTGAAACCCCTCTGATGCGCTGGTTCGAATCCGGCAAACGGATCCACATCCCGTGCCCGGCTGCGGGAAAGTTTGCCGGGGCGTACCCACGCAATGGGCCATGAGTATGCGCACGCTATCAAACCCGGCGGGCGCATATTTCTTTATTACACCGGCTGCAATGCCGGTATTTTTATATCTGCCGTTATAGCTCAGTTGATAGAGCAGCTGCCTTGTAAGCAGCAGGCTGCCGGTTTGAGCCCGGCTAACGGCTCCAGCACCCACCCGGCAGGCCGGAGAAGCTCACCTACATGATTTTCTTTCTTCTGTCCAGAGCGCTGCCGGGTGGGTATTTTTATATCATTTTTTCGGGAGGCCTTATCGTATGCTAAAAGCTTGCCCATATTGTGGGAGGATCCACGACAAGAAGTTCGATTGCGGTAAGCGCCCAACCTTTGGACGATATCAGCAACAGGATGCCTTCCGCAGCACGCAGGCGTGGCAGCGCAAGCGCGCATGGATCCGCGAACGAGATATGCACCTGTGTCGCTGGTGCTTGACCTTAGGCAGGCTCGGCTATACAAATCTATCAGTACACCATATTGAACCGCTGCATGAGGCGTGGGGGGAGAGACTGGAGGACAGCAACCTGATCACATTGTGCAGCCCATGCCATGAGCAGGCCGAGGCGGGAAAAATTCCCAGAGCAGCGCTGCACGAATTGACACATACACCGCCGCAGCTATCCCCCCGGCCCCGGCGGGATAAATTTTGAGAGTGCCCCAACACCGACTGGGCACCCAGAAAGATAAAATATTCCCGAAATGAAAATTTATATGATTGGAGGCAGCCTGAGGATGGCTGCCTTTTTTGTGAGGTGATCCAATGGCAAGACCCAGCAAGGCGGCGGCTGCACGCAGCGGCCATGCGACAAAGGAAGAAATTGAGCAGCGTGAAGCGGCAGAAAAATCGCTGCTGACCGGGCTGCCGCTGTTAGAGCAGCCGCAAGTGGCGGCAGATAAGACCGCGCACGCAGAATTTGTGCGGGTCGTTTCTATTTTGGAAAAAATCGGCAAAAACGATGCGCTGTACGAAAATGTGATCAATCGCTATTGCGTTTTGCGCTCTGAGTGCGAAAAGTTTGAAAAGATGCGCGAGCGTTGGGAAAAGAATCTCGCCAAGTTGGAGAAAGACCGCACGATGGATCCGGAAACAAGTTACAGACTGCAGGCTCAGATGCAAAAATCCATTCTGGATACGGACAATCGGGTGCAGGCTAAGCGCAAGGCAATGTTCGACATCGAGAAAGAGTGTGCAATGACCGTATCCAGCGCGCTGCGCAGTATTCCCAAGAGCGCAGCAGCGCCCAAGAACCCATTGGAAGGGCTGATTGGCGGTGGCTGATTCCATCAAGCGCGGGCCTGCGGTCAAATATGCCAAGTGGTGCCTGCAGCCGGGTAACGATAAGGTGCCCGAATATGTAAAAAAGCAGGCGGCTACATGGATGATGATCGTATCGGGCAAGGTGCGGGGCGTTAAGGTGGACAACGATTCCTACCAGAAGATCTGTCAGCTTTTGCGGCTGATGATCCACCCGGATTTGGGCTGCAATATGTATGAGGGGCTTGAGGATTACGCATGGCTGTTTGTCGCCGCGGTGCTATGCACGAAGGATAGAGCGGGCCGACGATATTACGAAACCGCCGTGCTTGAGATTGCCCGAAAAAACTTTAAGACCTTCAATTCAGCCGTAATTTTCATTTTGCTGCTGCTGACAGAGCCAAAGTTTAGCCGGTTTTTCTCGGTGGCACCGGATCTGAAGCTTTCCAGTGAGCTGAAGGTCGCCATGAAGAAAATCATCAAAAGCAGCCCGGCACTGGCCGATGAGGCTGTGTTTAAGGTGCTGCGCGCCGAGATCCGCTGCAAGCTGACCGAAAGCGAGTACACACCCTTGGCTTATAGCCGCGACAAGATGGACGGTAAGCTGCCCCATGCCTTTCTGGCAGATGAGGCCGGTGCAATGGATGCCTACCCCATCGAAGCTATGAGATCGGGCCAGATCACGCTGCCGTCGAAACTGGGTATTGTGATCTCAACCCAGTATCCGAACGATAACAATGCCATGCTGGATGAAATTGATATATCCAAGAAAGCGTTGGACGGGCTGCTGGACAATGCGCGTCGGTTTAGCCTCTTGTATGAGCCGGATACCTGCTATCTGACAGATGATCAGTGGATGCACGATGACCGCATTATTTATCAGTCCAATCCGGTGGCCGTGAAAAACCAGATGGTGTTTGATGCGATCAAAGCCATGCGTACCATGGCGGTGCTATATGAAAATAAGCGCGAAAACTATTTGTGCAAGCACAACAACATTAAGTACAAAGGGCTTGGCGTGGAGGGCTATATTGAGATCAGCAAGGTGCAGGCCTGTGCCTGTGCCGAGGATCTTGCATTCTGGCGCGGCCGTCCAGTGTATCTGGGGCTGGACCTTTCGCAGTCGGACGATAACACGGCGCTGGCGATGGCTACCGTGGCGGACGGAGTGATGTACGCTAAGGTGTTCGGCTTTATTCCGGCTGAGCGAGTAGAGTATAAAACCCTAAAAGAACAGGTGGATTATAACCGGCTTATTGCGCAGGGTGTGTGCTTTGGCTGCGGCAGCGAGGTGATCGACTACGGGTACATTGAGAATTTTATTCTTTCGCTGCCGGAGAAATATGGGGTGGAAATCGTGCAATGTGGCTACGACCGCTGGAATGCGCTATCCACAGTGCAGAAGCTGGAGGCGGCCGGAATTGAGTGCGTAGAGATCCGCCAGCACTCCAGCGTGCTGCACTCGCCTACAAAGCTTTTGCGGGAAAAAATACTGAACAAACAGTTTCGGTATGATGAAAACCGGATGCTGGAAATCAATTTCCAGAACGCCCGCTGCACGGAGGATACCAACCGGAACAAGTATGTGAATAAAAAGAAATCTGAAGGTAAGGTTGACGAAGTGGTGGCGCTGATCAATGCCACCTATCTGGTAGAGCAGGACATGCTGTTCGGGCATGACAGCTTTGTGGCGCAATATTAAGGGGGAATGCCATATGAGATGGTTTTGGCAAAAGGAAAATCGGGCAGCCGAAGTGATCCCGGAAGATCCGCTGCTGAGATCGTTTTTGGGCGGCAGCGGCGTGACCCGGGAAATGGCGCTGCAGGTGCCCACGGTGGCAGGCGGCATTGATCTGATCGCCAACATGGTGGCCAGCACGCCCATCAAGCTGTATCAGGAGCAGCCTGGCGTAAAGGCACGAGAGGTGACCAGCGATATCCGGCTGCGGTTGTTAAACGATGAAACCGGAGACACTCTGAACGCAAACGAATTCTGGAAAGCCATGGTGCGCGACTACTACCTTGGCAAGGGCGGATATGCATATATCCGCCGTGATAACGGCCGCATTTCCGGGCTGCACTATGTGCGGGAACAGGATATTTCCATCCTGAAAGGCAATGACCCGATCCTGAAGGATTTTGACATTCAGGTGGCCGGAAACACTTACCGACCGTTTGAATTTTTCAAGATCCTGCGCAACACGCAGGACGGTGCCGAGGGCTGCCCCATTACGCAGGAAAACGCAAAGCTGATTGAAACGGCCTATGCTGCGCTGGTGTACGAACGCAACATGGCACGGCGCGGCGGCAACAAAAAAGGCTTTTTGAAAAGCGAAAAGGCGCTGGACAAGGAAAGCCTGGATTCCTTGCGAAATGCATTTTCCCGCCTGTACAGTGCCGACAGCGAGGGCAGCGACAATTTTGTGTTGCTGAACAAGGGCATTGATTTCAAAGAATCCAGCAACACCAGCGCAGAGCTGCAGATGAATGAAAACAAGCAGACCAATGCGGCCGAGTTTGCTAAGCTGTTCCATGTGTCCACGGGGTGCATGGCAGGTACAGCCGGAGAAAAAGAGGTGGCAAGCTTGGCACGGCTTGCAGCTGTGCCGCTGATGAGCACCATCGAATGCGCCCTGAACCGTGACCTGCTGCTGGAAAAGGAAAAGGGGCATTATTATTTCGCCTTCGACACGAAGGAACTGCTGCGCGGCGACATGCAGAGCCGATTTGCTGCATACAAAACGGCTCTGGATGCCAACTTTATGCAGATCGATGAGGTGCGCTACGCCGAGGACATGGAGCCTTTGGGGCTTGAGTGGATCCGGCTTGGCCTGCAGGATGTGCTGTATGACCCCAAAACGCACGAATTGTTTACACCCAACACAGGTACGCGCCAAATTTTGGGCGATTCCGGGCCGGAAGCATTGCCGCAAGGCCCTGAAGATGGTATACTGGAACAAAGAGGCCGCTACTACAAGCGCGATGAAAAGGGCCGTTTCGCCGGTGGCGGTGGAGGCGGCAGCATCCGCCGCAAAAAGGGCGGCACAAAGTATGCACCGAGTCCGCAGCGCAATCACAACGGAGTGCAGCTGAAACCCAAAGAGTACGCAAAACTGTGCGGCGCATTTAATACAAGGTATCCTGGGCTAAAGCCGGAAGACGGAGCAAGACCTATTACAAATGCTACCTATTTGTATCGCGCCAGTGCAGACGGCTATGGCGGGCTAACGGTACACAGTAAGCAGCCTATTAAGGACAGGGGATAACATTATGCATATGATAAAGCCTGAAGATCGTACACCGTATGTTAAGCTTATTGTTGAACGATACCACGACACGGCTTATCCACCAGATGGCAGCGAGGCTTCTTATGAGGATTATGCCAATTATCTTGGGCTTGTAAACGGGCCGCGCACATACGGTGTAGAGGATGAAATGATGACCTATGCCCAAAGGCACAAAAATGCAACGATAAAAGAGCTGATAGAGTATTTTGATACTCTCGCCGATGGCCGTGAGCCGGTTGAAGACCTTGATGCTGGTGAAAATGAATGGCTGGATGAGGATTGACTGATGGCAAAAGAGATCATTCCTTTTGTTTGAACCGATTTTTAAATAAATTAAACCACGATGCAAGCGCACCGTGGTTTTTTTGTACCCATTTTACGGAGGTGAAGAACTATGCAGCTGGAATTTCGTGCCGATGGGGCACACATTTCCGGGTATGTGAATGTCACGGAAAAGAAAAGCCGACCGGTGATCACGCCGCATGGCAAGGTGATCGAGGAAATTGAGCCGAGAGCCTTTGAAGCGGCTATCGGCCGAGCGGGAAACATCACGCTCACGGTGGACCATGACGGCAGCCATGTGTATGCAGAAACAAGCAACGGCAGCCTGAAGCTGTTTGAAGACAACATTGGCCTGCACGCTGATGTGCTGATCACAGACAGCACTTTGATTGAGCTTGCAAAAAAAGGCAAGATCAGAGGGTGGAGCTTCGGCATGTACAATGTCGAGGATGAATTGGAGGCAAGAGCCGATGATCTGCCGCTGCGGCGCATCAAGGCCCTTGATCTTGACCATGTGACGCTGGTGGTGAACAAACAGCCGGTATACTCGGCTACCAGCGTGGAGCTGCGCGCTGGCGGGGAAAGCATTGTAGAAACCCGCAGCTTTGAAAATCCTGTAGAAATTCGGGAGAAGCCGAATTTTGATAACTCGGCCTTTTGGGGCCGTGTGAACGCCGTGAAACACGATTAAGAGAGGTATTTAGCATGAATCTGAAAGCATTGCATGAAAAACGCGCCGAACTGGTGCAGAAGATGAACGATCTGGTGGCGGCGGCGGATACCGAAAACCGCGCCATGAACGAGGAGGAAACGAAGGCGTTTGACCAGGCTGAGGCCGAGGTGAAGGCGTTGGATGAAACGATCGCCCGCGAGGAGCGCGCCCGCACTCTGAACATGAACAACATGGCAAAGCAACCCGACAGTGCCGAGGAGCGCGCAGCCATGGAAGAGCGCGCCTTTGCGGATTATGTTCTGGGTACTGTGAAGGAGCAGCGAGCCGGTGAACAGAATCTGAGCATGGGGAACAATGGTGCTATCATCCCGGTGACCATTGCAAACCGCATTGTTAAAGCTGTAAAAGAGCACTGCCCCATCCTGAAGGGCTGCACCATGTACACCGTTAAAGGTACCCTGAAGGTGCCCGTATGGGGCAAGGCAGGAACCCATGACATTGCGGTTGGCTATCAGAACGAATTCTCTGCCATCACTGCGGATGCAGGCAAGTTCACCAGCGTGGATCTGGGCGGCTATCTTGCCGGTGCCCTCACGCTGATCGGCCGCAGCGTGGAAAACAATGCGGCCTTTAGCGTGGTTGATTTTGTTGTGAACCAGATGGCGGAGGAAATTGCGCTGTTCCTGGAAAAGGAACTGCTGCACGGCACCTCCGGCAAGGTGGAAGGCGCGCTGTCCACTTCGACGACTCTGACCGCTGCATCCGCCACCGCCATTACTGCCGATGAGCTGATCGAGCTGCAGAGCAAGATCCCTCAGGCATATCAGACAAATGCCTGCTGGACCATGAACCCCGCGACCTTTGTGGCAATCAAAAAGCTGAAGGATACGAACGGGCGTTATCTCCTGCAGGATGATCTCACCGGTGCTTTCCCGTACCGTTTGCTGGGCAAGCCGGTGTATCTGTCGGACAATATGCCTGCCATTGCCGCCAGCGCCAAGAGCGTTTTGTACGGTGACTATACCGGCCTGTCCTGCAATATGCGCGAAAATATGCAGATCCAGATCCTGCGCGAAAAATATGCGGATCTGCATGCCACTGGTGTGATCAGCTGGTTTGAGTTTGACGCCAAGGTCACCGATCACCAGAAGCTCGCCGTGCTGACCATGAAATCTGCATAAGCAAGGGAAGTGAGCCTATGAGGATCACAGCGGTGACGCCCGACAGCCTGGCAGAGTATCTGCGGCTGCCGGATGGCAGCTACAGCGCGGCAGAACTAGAAGGCATTATGAGCGCAGCGCTGGCCTATATCGAGGGGTACACCGGTATCCCTCGGTATCCGGCCGGCACACAAAAGGGACTGGATGATTACGAAGACATCACGCTGGCTTATCTGATCCTGTGCCAGGATCTGTACGATAATCGCACGGCCACACAGGAAACGGCGGCGGTGAATAACACGCTGGATGCTATTCTGGGCATGCACAGGAGGAATCTTGTATGCGAGTAAACCCCGGGAAGCTGCGCTATGCAGTGGAGCTGCAGGAATACACAGCACAGCAGGACGCCATTGGCAACCAGACCCTTGTATGGCACACAGCAGAAAAGGCTTTTGCTGCCATCAATAGCCTGTATGGGCAAGAATACTGGGCAGCTGCAGCACAGGGCCAGCAAAATACACTGGTGTTTGTGCTGCGGTGGAGCCCGGTGCTGGCCCGGGCGGCGGCAAGCGCTGATCTGACCCGCTGGCAGCTGCTGTTTGAGGGGCGGTCGTATGCCATACAGAGTGTGGATGACATGGAATTCAGGCACAGGCTGTGCAAGATCAGGGCGGTACAAAAATGAGCAAAACAGTTGATGTGAACGAACTTGCCCAGGCTGTGGCAGAAGAACTGGAAAGTTACCGGCAGGATGTGACCGATGGCGTAAAGGATGCCGTGAAGGATACAGCGGATCAGTGCCGCGATGAAATTCGGCAGAATAGCCCCCGGAAAAAGGGAAAATATCGCCGAGGGTGGCGGACAAAAACGGATTTTGAAAACGCCGAGGACATCCGCATCACAGTACACAACAAGACCAGTTATCAGCTGACACACCTGCTGGAAAATGGTCACGCAAAACGCGGCGGCGGGCGGGTTGCCGGAAAGCCGCATATTCGCCCTGCCGAACAAAATGCGGAGAAAAAGCTGCTGCGCAAGGTGAAGGTGGTGGTAAAGGGTGACAGCTGAGCAGATCACGGCGCTGCTGAAAACCAGCGGATTGCCGGTTGTTTACGGTTACTGGAAAAAACCGCCTCCCTTGCCCTATATCGTGTGGCTGGAAAGCGGCACCAGTAACTTTTTTGCAGACGGAAAAGTGTTTTTGCGTAAAAGCCGGGTGCAGGCAGAACTGTATACGGCTGAGAAGAACACCGAGGCTGAACAGGCGCTGGAAAATGCGCTGCAGGGCATCGGGTGGGAGAAAACAAGCGAGCTTTGGCTGGAAAGCGAAAAGTTTTTTCAGCTGATTTATGAATTTGAGGTGTAAAAAATGCCTGATAAAGTGAAATTTAATATCAAAAATGTGCATTATGCAGTCAAAAAGGCTGAGGGCAGCGGCTGGGATACACCCAAGGCGATCCCCGGCGCGGTATCGTTCAGCTTGGAGCCGGAGGGCGATGTGAGCCCCTTTTATGCAGACGGCATGGTGTATTACAATGCCGTGGCCAATAATGGCTATTCGGGCGATCTGGAAATGGCGCTGTTCCCGGCTGAATTCATGCAGGATGTTTTCGGCGTTACCGAAGGCAGCACGAGCAAAGTGCTGACAGAAAATGCACAGGTGGAGCCCAAGAGCGTGGCCTTGCTGTTCGAAGAGGATGGCGATGTAAAGGGTACCAAGTATGTGCTGTACAACTGCACCGTGACCCGCCCCACGCATGAGTTTAAAACGAACGAGGATAAGAAAGAGCCCAGCACCAGCAAAAGCAGCGTGACGGTATCGCCTATGGAGGACGGCCGTGTGATGGCTATGACGCAGGACAGCACCCCTGCTGATGTGCTGCAGGGCTGGTATACCAAAGTGTTTGAGGAGACGGCCTGATGGAACGCACAGTACAAATTGACGGCAGGCCCATGCGGCTGCGTGCCAGCGCCCTCATCCCCCGGCTGTATCGCTTTAAGTTTGGGCGCGATATGATGGCCGATATGGCCAAGCTGACCCGCGCTTACAAAAGGCTGGCCGACCTGCCGCAGGATGCAACGGAAGAACAAAAGGAGGAGGCTCAGCTGGAAGTGGCGGAGCTGACGATCTTTGAAAATGTGGCTTATCTGATGGCCAAGCATGCAGGGGAGCCCGTGCCGGATACGCCCGAAGAATGGTTGGACGGCATGGACGGGATTTTTTCGGTATATGAGGTGCTGCCGGTGATCCTGGAACTGTGGGGCTATAATATGCAGACCACGGCAATCCCTAAAAAAAAATAGTCCCCACAGATCGTGAGGCAACCGGTGCATTGTTTATGCTGCGCTGTGCAGAGTTGGGGCTATCGGCAGCGGATCTTGGCAGCATGAGCGTGGGCATGGTGTACGATCTGCTCATCGAGCGCGCCAACGACGAAGAAAAATATGCACTGAAACCGGCCCCCGGCAGTATGCGTGCTTTTTTTGGAGGTGAAAAAATTGGCGGATAGAGTAAAGGGCATCACCGTGCAGCTGGGCGGCGACACGACCGGCTTGAGCAAGGCACTCAAGAGCGTGAACAGTGAGATCCGCGACACGCAAACCCAGCTGCGTGATGTGAACCGCCTTTTGAAGCTGGACCCCGGCAACACCAAGCTGCTGGCCCAAAAGCAAAAGCTGCTGGCTGGGGAGATATCCAGCACAAAGGATAAGCTGCGTGGGCTGAAAGAGGCGGAAAAGCAGGTGCAGCAGCAGTTTAAAGAGGGAAAGGTAAGCGAAGCACAATACGCTGCCCTGCAAAGAGAGATTGTTGATACCAAGCTGCAGCTGCGTGAGCTGAAAAGCGAGGCTAAGCAGTTTGGCGGCGTGATCCAGCAGGCGCTGGGTGCGGCAGGCGATAAAATCAAGAGTTTTGGTAGCAAGATCAGCGGTGCCGGAAAAAGCATGCTGCCCATAACGGGGGCAGTTGTTGGCATTGGTGCGGCGGCCGTGAAAACCGGTGCGAATTTTGATAGCTCTATGAGCAAGGTTAAAGCACTCTCCGGTGCCAGCGAGGCCGAATTCGCAAAGCTGCGGAAGGCGGCGCTGGATGCAGGGGAAAGCACGGCGTTCTCGGCCAGCGAAGCAGCCGATGCGCTGGGATATATGGCACTGGCCGGCTGGGATTCGGAAAAATCTATCGCCGCACTTCCGGGTGTGCTGAATTTGGCAGCGGCCTCCGGCATGGGTCTGGCAGCAGCCTCTGATATGGTGACGGACTATCTTTCCGCCTTTGACATGGAAGCAGAGCGGGCCGGATATTTTTCCGATTTGATGGCTTATGCCCAGGCAAACAGCAATACCAGCGCGGAACAGCTGGGCGATGCGTATAAAAACTGTGCTGCTAACCTGCACGCAGCCGGTCAGGATGTGGAAACCACGACCAGCCTGCTGGAAGCCATGGCCAACCAAGGCTTAAAAGGCGGTGAAGCAGGCACGGCTTTGTCGGCAATTATGCGCGACATCACGGCCAAGATGAAAAACGGAAAGATCCAGATCGGACAAACCAGCGTAAGCGTGCAGGATGCCGAGGGAAATTTCCGTGATCTGACCGACATCCTGAAGGAGGTGGAGAGCGCTACCGGCGGCATGGGAACTGCGCAGCGTGCAGCTGCGCTGCAGTCCACTTTTACAGCAGATTCCATTAAGGGCCTGAATCTGGTGATGACGGAGGGCATGGGCAAGATCTCTGGCTACGAGGAACAGCTGCGCAAAGCCGGCGGCACGGCCGGTGAGCAGGCTGCCACGCAGCTTGACAATTTCAGCGGCCAAATGACACTGCTGAAAAGCGCTATGGAAACCGGAGCCATTGCAATATCGGATGTGCTTACGCCGGGAATCTCCCGGCTTGTCGGGTATGTGCAGCAGGCAGTCGGCTGGTTTAACGGTCTGTCGGACAGCCAGAAGCGCATGATCGTGGTTGTGGCCATGATCGTGGCAGCCATCGGCCCGCTGCTGATGATCCTTGGCAGCATCGCAGGCAGTATAGGAGCCATCATTACCCTTGTGGGGCTAATTGCCTCGCCGGTGGGGTTAGTGGTGGCCGCCGTGGTGGCTGCAGGCGTACTGATCGGCACGGTGATTCTGGCAATAATCACGCATTTGGATGAGATCAAGGCGTTTTTCGGCGCGGTGGTCGAATATTGCGGCAATCTGTGGGCAAATTTTATCAGCATGAGCCTTGCCCAGTGGGAGGAATTTAAAGAAGGATTCCGGGCGATCGTCAACGGAATAATCGGCTTTGTGAATAGCATGATCACAGCGGTGGTGAGTGGCGTGAACACGGTAATCCGGGCGCTGAACAACCTGCATGTGGATGTGCCGGATTGGGTGCCGGGCATTGGCGGTAAAAGCTTTGGCTTTGCGCTGAGTGAGGTTACTGCGCCCCAGATCCCCATGCTGGCAAAGGGCGGCACACTGCTGAGAGGCAGCGCCATTGTGGGCGAGGCCGGGCCGGAGCTGTTAAGTCTTACCGGCCGTAGGGCTCGTGTGACACCACTTGGCGGCGATAAGGCGCGTGCTGCCGGTAATAATGTTGTGATCAATGCGTATTTCAGCGGCTACGCCGACAGCGATGCCAAACGGCTTGTGCGGCTGGTAAACCGTGAACTGGGGAAGGTGACTTAATGCGTAATTTTGTGTTGCAAAACGGAAAAGGCGCACAGTTTGATCTGATGCGCAAGGATGCCTTTTTATGCGAGCCGGAAGGGCTTGGCTTCGGCACCGATTTGTCACTCAGCCAGGTGGGGCCCGGCTGGGTGCTTACACAGAGCACCCAGCAACGCCCGGAACCGAGCGGCCAGATGGTGTTCGCCGGATACGGTGCCTATGATGAGTTTACGGATTTCGTTGCTGCGGGCGGGCTGAAACTGGGATATAAAACGGTAGGCGCGTGGATCTGGCTGCCGTGCATGATCTCGCTGGAAAAAGGTGAGATCGGCACAAATAGGCGCCTTTGCTGCGATATCACATTTCACGGCCTTGGCCCGTGGGCAGAGCAGACATACTTTTCGCAGGGCGGCCTTGCTGCATACGGCACGAGATACCCTATGCACTACAGTTACAGTTACGGTTCCGGCAATCCGGGCGTGATCCTGGTTGCCGGAGGCCGTAAGGACAGCCCGTTTTGCTTGCATCTGTTTGGCCCTGCGGTAAACCCCGCATGGAGCGTGTACCAGTATGGCGAGGTTGTCGGCACCGGCAGAGTGATCACTACATTGCTGGCAGGGCGCAAGCTGGTGATTAACAGTGACCCGGCAAAAATGGAGATATCGGAATATACCGTAGATGGCAAGTTTGTGGCCAGTCGCTATGCCAACAGTGATTGGGCTACGGACAGAATGATCTTGCTCCCGGCGGGCGAATGCCGCATCCGGACAAGTGATGATAACGGTGTGATCAAGGGAATTGTGGAGGTGCAAAGGCTTGTATAAGGCGGAGTTTTTTGCGCAGGATATGGCATTTGAGGCTGCCTATTTGCTGCAGGAGGATACGACGCTGCTGTCCGAGGATCACCTTACCATGGATAGCTTTGATGTGGATATTCCCACCGAGAAAACCCCTGTCCGCAAAGGGCATTTTTGCCGCATCTCCCGTGTGAATGGCGGATTTGTGCAGGATTGTATCGTTGCGGATTGTGCGTTGAGCAAAACCACGGCAAGCGTGAGCCTGAGGCCGTTGTTGGCGCTGCTGGATGCTGAGGTGTATACAGCCCCAGTGCAGGATTGCGCTGCGTGGATCACGCAGCAGATCACGGAGTATTTTGTGGCAAGTGATGATGCCGCCCAAAATCGTGAAATCGCTGTGAAAAATGATGTGAGTACCGGAACCCGCCCGCTGCGCTTTGATGAGGACACGATCAACCTGCTGGAGCCCATAGCAGCTGCCCTCACAAACTATAAGATCGCTGTGCAGGCGAGGCTTGACCTGCCTGCCAGACAGGTGGTTTTTGTGATCCGAGAAATCCGAAAACAAATCACGCTGGAAGCTGATTTTGCCAATGTGCTGCAAAAGGACATCACCCTGGGCGACAGTAACGCTGGGGCCAATAAGTATATTGTGCGCCGTATATCTACAGATAGCGATAGTGGCGCAGTCACGGTTTTGGGCAAGGCAGTGTATTATCTACACCCCGATGGCAGTGTTGACGAAATGAACATAAACAGGATCCTGCCGGTCGTGTGGGAATTGGGCGTGCTGGAAAACAGTGAAACATGGGATGCCGATGCACTGGCACAGGCGAAGGAAGCTCTCACCCCGCAACAGTATGATAATGAGATACGCCTTGATTATAAGCGGGATGATATGATGATCAGCCCTGAATCGCTGCCGATCGGCACGGAGGCAACGATTTATACGGGCGGCAAAGCATATCGCAGCCTGCTGACCGGCCGGGAATGGGATGGCGGCATCCACAGGCTGATATTCGGGCAGGTCAGGGTGGATCTTACCAAAAAGCTGATTCTGCAAAGGAGGAATAAAAGTTGAGTTTAATATTGCACCAGGCTCCGGATGATGGAACAAATGGCATTGTAACCCCGGAATCCGATGCCCGGCTATATGCTTTGGCAACCGCAAACGCCTGCGGCATCGTGCAGGGCGTACAGGTGACCAGCATTGGCGGCAGCAGCCTGCAGGTGAGCAGCGGCTGGGGCGTTGTTTTCGGCCGTTGCATTACTGTGGAGCAGGAAACGATTTTGGCAGAAACCAGCACAGGGGAAAGCAAAAAAGGGCGGCTGTTGATCCGCATCGATTTGAGTGCCGCAGAACAGCCGATCAAATTTATCACGCAGGTGGCTGATGTGCTCCCTGCCCTCACGCAGGAAGATATCAACGACGGTGGAGCCATCTACGAGTTGCCTCTGGCAGAATATAGCGTGAATGAAATCAGTGTCAGCGATCTGGTGAATGTAAGTCCCAAAGCACAGTCACTCGGTGCCGACCTCGGTAACCTGGCTGCGGAAGTGGACAACCTGCTGTACCCCAACGCCGGGGCACACAATGCGGTTTATCGCGGCAAGGCGCTGGGCAGCAGCGTGAGCGATGAGCAGTATGCCGCCATCAGGGCGGGCACTTTTGACGATCTGTACATCGGCGATTACTGGACGATCGGCGGCGTGAACTATCGCATTGCAGCGTTTGATTATTACACTGAAACGGACCCCAGCAATCACTATGCTGTGATCGTGCCGGATACCAATTTGTATAATGCTCAAATGAATACCACGGATACGACAGCGGGCGGATATGTTGGCTCGGCCATGTTCAAAAAGAATCTGGAACAGGCAAAAACCATGATCAAGGCGGCGTTCGGCAGCCATGTTATGACGCACAATGTCGTGCTGGTGAACGCTGTCGTAAATGGACGACCGCAAGGAGTCGTGAACTGCGATGTCGATGTTGACCTTATGTGCGAGCAAATGGTTTACGGCAGCGGTATTTGTTCCCCCACTACGGATAACGCTAGTATCCCTACGAATCAGACGAATGAAAAGTCACAGCTGCCGTTGTTCCAGCACGAGCCGAGCCGGATTTGCAATCTCTCAGTTTATTGGCTGAGAAATATTCTTTCGAGCGGTTATTTTGCTTATGTCGGCTACACAAATGCCGGATATGCCGGTGCTTCCTATTCTTTTGGTGTTCGCCCATTTTTCTGTATACGCTAA